CGCTGGTATCGGTCAATGCCAAGGTTGAGGCGGCTTTATCGCCACTCAAGCAGCAGCAGACGACCAGTGCCACGCAGAGCCACATGGACACGATCTACGGCGCGCATGCAGACGCGGACTCCATTGTCGAAAGCCAGGAGTTCACCAGCTGGATTGCGGGCCTGCCGACTTTTGCACGCACGGCCTACATGGCGGTGCTTGATCCAAAGACCGGCGGCACAGCGCAACAGGTGATTGAGTTGTTCGATACGTTCAAGGCTGCAACAGGTCGCACTGAAGCAGCCGGACAGGTAGATGCCAAGGAGGCGGCGCGAGCAGCGCTGGCCAAGGTGGCAGGCGCACAAGTGCCCAACAGCTTGTCGGACATTCCGGGTGGACGCTCGGGAGCGACAGACAAGTTTGAAGCACTGGACGCGATGGCTCCACACGAGCAGGCGAATGCGCTCATGAAGATGACGCAGGCCGATCGTGACGGGTACATGAACCGATAAAAGCGGGGCAGGCAACTGCCCTATTTGGTAACGCCGGGATGGCGTGACCGTTCCCTTTGATGGAGGCTACCATGGCCGGAAATAAGACTGTTGCCGCATACGGTGACCGAGGAAATATGTTCAAGCAGGCCGCTGGTCTGTTTGCCACCCACATGACCCGCAACTCGGGCGTGCTGGCCAACCTCATCGGCAAGATGCCCACTGGCACCGCTGGCGCCGAGGCAACGCTGAAGAACCAGACCAGCACCCACATGCCAATCGTTCGCGCTCAAGATTTGGGTCGTGGCGAGGGTGATGAGGTGGTGTTCAACCTGGTGAACCCGGTTGGCTCCAAGCCGATCATGGGCCGCAACTACGCCGAGGGCCGTGGCGTTGGCGTCAAGCTGTCCGAAGGCCGCTTGCGGGTTGACCAGGCGCGTTTCCCAGTGGACTTGGGCGACGTGATGACCTCCATCCGCTCGCCGGCCGACCTGCACGCGCTGGGCCGCCCTCTGGCGCAGTCGCTGGCTGACCGCTACATCGACCAGAGCAATCTGACGCACTTGGCGGGCGCTCGCGGTTACCACAACAACATCGAATGGGTTGTGCCGACCGAAGCCGACCCCGATTTCGCGGCCATCATGGTTAACCCGGTGCTCGCGCCCACCAAAAACCGCCACTTCATTGCCGCCGGCACCAACGGCGTGCAGCAATTCAGCCAGACGGCTGGCGAGATCGACCTGGCCACCACCGACCTGTTCAAGATGGCCACGGTAGACGGCATCCGCACGATGATGGATCAAATCTCGCTGCCACCTCCGCCCGTCAAGTTCGAGGGTGATATGGCGGCCGAAGATTCTCCTCTGCGCGTGCTGCTGGTGTCCCCAGCGCAGTACAGCGGCTTTGCCACCGACCCGTCGTTTCGCTCGATGCAAGCCTCTGCGCTGGCCCGTGCCCAGCAGGCCAACCGTCACCCGATCTTCTTGGGTGACATCGGCCTGTGGAATGGCGTGCTGATCGTCAAGATGCCCAAGGCAGTCCGCTTCTACGCCGGCGACGCGATCAAGTATTGCGCCGCCTACGAGACGGATGTTGAGAGCTCCTGCATCGTGCCCGCCGCCTTCGGCACCACGTTCGCCGTGGACCGCGCGATTCTGCTGGGCGGCCAGGCGCTGGGTGAAGCCTTCGCGGCCAGCCGTCACACCAAGATCCCGTTCTTCTGGAGCGAGAAAGAGTTTGACCACGGCGACAAGTTTGAAGTGCTGATCGGCATGATCCGCGGCGCCGCCAAGATCCGCTTTGAGATCGACCACGGCACCGGCAAGCAGATGACCGATTACGGCTGCACGGTGATCGACACCGCGGTGCCCATCATCGGCGCCCGCAACTAAGTAGCAGACACGGGGCCGGGCAACTGGCCCCTGATTGCATCACTTCCCCTCATTTAAAGGAGCCTCACCATGGCCACCGTTACCGCCCAACAATTCCGTGCCCGCCAGTTTGGCAGCACCCCTTACGGCAACAAGACTGTGCTGCCGTTCAAACTCAAGACCAACGCCGTCGGCGCGGCCATCGACTCCAGCCAGGCAACCGGCTTGGCGATTGCTGATGTGGTCGTCCTGGGCACCCTGCCCGCCGGCATGCTGATTACCGACTCGACTGTCATTGTCTCGACCGCCATGACCGCCCTGGTCACAGGCAGCTTGGGCATTGCCTACGTTGATGGCGTGGACAGCACGCTGTTGCCGCAAAGCGCTTCACTCTTCGGCACCGGCCTGGTGCTCAACGCTGCCGGTCGCCTGCGCAATGCCACGACCAACGAGCTGATCAAGTTGCCCAAGGATGCCTACCTGATCCTGACGACTGCCGGTGCTGCCAATGCCAAGGCCAGCACGGTGGACTTTGTGATTGAAGGCGAGCTGTAAAGCCCGCGAAATGAGAAAGGGGTTTCGACCCTTTTCTTTGGCTTATCCACCCTCTGGACTTCCATGAAACACAACATTATTTCGCTGGCCCTGGCCATGTGCGCCCATGAGTTGAACCGCGCCTACTGTGCCGCCATGGGTGACGTCAGTCAATTGCCGTGGGCCGAGGCGCCCAAGTGGCAGCAGGATAGCTCGCTCGCTGGCGTGGCGATGCACCTGGCCAATCCGGACGCAACGCCAGAGCAATCGCACGAATCCTGGCTGGCGCAAAAGACCGCTGATGGCTGGGTTTATGGCGAGGTCAAGGATTCCGCCAAAAAAGAGCACCCGTGTTTCCTGCCTTATGCCGAACTGCCGGCCGCGCAGAAGGCCAAGGACTACATTTTCCGCGCCGCCGTGCACAGTGTCAGCGCGGCCATTGCCGAGGTGCAAGCCAAGACGCCGGCGCAACCGGCTGCAGCGCAAGCCATCGACCCCAGCCTGATCGGCGTCACCTACATTCACCACCGCGACGAGTGGGCCGACAAGGTCTACGGCACCGGCCTGACCTTTGTGAAGGGCCAGACCCGCTACCTGCCGCTGGAAGTGGCTTTGAAACTGCTGCGCCACCAAGACCTGTTTGAAAAGAACAAGGGCCAAGCGCCTGCTGCGACCTCTGGCGAGCCTGCGGCCGACGATGGTACGACTGCCAGCCTGGCGCAATCCAGCAAGGAGCAGGCGCAACTGCAGGCCGACCAACACGCGCTGATGGACCTGCACGACAGCGTGAACCAGATGGGCAAGGACGAGCTGGCCCAGTACGCCATGACCAACTTCAAGCAGACGCTGGACAAGCGCCAGAAGGTGGGCGAGATGCGTGCCCAGGTCAATCAGTTCCTCGACCAATTCGGCGCGGTGTAAAGCATGACGCTGGCTGAACTCATCGCCAAATTCCGTGTTGACGCGGACGATGGCGCCATCCCTCCGAAATGGGTGGATGCGTCCTTGTTTGACTGGTTCACGGACGCCGAGGCCGAAGCGGCGATTCGCGGCCGGCTGCTGCATGAGTCCACCAGCAAGGCGGTGTGCCAGATTGCCATCAAGTCCGGCGCCAGCGGCTATGCCCTGCACGAGTCGCTGTATGAAATCGACTACCTGGCCTTCCTGAAGAATGGCGACAGCACGCGCACGCCGGTCAAGCTGGTGTCGCGCGAATACATGGACCAGATCCGGCCCTGCTGGCGCGAAGAAACAGGCTTGGCCGAGTTCGCCATCCAGACCGATACCCGCATTCGCCTGTCTCGCACGCCCGACAGCGCCGGCACCCTGTTCATTGAGGGCTACCGAGTGCCGCTGGAGCCGCTGACCAGCGCCGGCGACGAGCCCGAGATTCACAAATCACACCACGCCCAGCTGGTGCAGTGGGTTTTGTTCCGCGCCTTCAGTGTGCCTGACGCGGAGACGATGGACCCCAATCGTGCGGCTCTGGCCAACCAGGCGTTTACCAATTACTTCGGTGAGCGGCCGGACTCCAACCTGCGCCGGTCATCGACCGAGGACACCGAGCACCACAACCAGGCGCATTGGGTATGAGCCGCCAAAACAGATCAAGGGGTGCCTGATGGCTACCTTCAAAAAAGACCCGAACGCCGTGCTCGACTACACCGTGGACTGGACGGCCTACCTGCTGCCCATGCTGGACGCCATCGAAACCGTGACCTGGCTGCCAGAAGCGCCGCTGGTCGTCGTCTCGCAGTCCAACACCGCCAGCACCGCCACCGTATTTGTCTCAGGCGGCGTCGAAGACACCACCCTGGGTCTAACGTGCCGCATCACCACCACCGGTGGCCGCACTGATGACAGAACCATTTCTCTCAAGATCGTCAATCGCTAAGGAACCACCATGACCGTTCAATATTCTGTTGCCGCGCGCAACGCCATGCTCGATGCCATTGAGTCCACCACCGGCACCGGCGCCAAGCTCTATATGTACTCTGGCGCTGTGCCTGCGAACTGCGCTGCTGCCGACCCGGCCGGCGAGTTGTTGGCCATGACGTTGCCGACCGACTGGATGAATGCAGCCTCTGCTGGCACCAAGACGCTGTTGGGCAGCTGGACTGTGGCCTGCACCACGGGCGGAACGGCCATCAGCTACCGGATCAAGGACTCGACCGGGACCACCACACATGAACAAGGAACTGTTGGAACTTCGGCCACGGACATTGTGCTGGACAACAACGTGATGACGGCGACCCAGAACGTCACCATCACCGCCAAGACCATCACCGCCGGCAACGCTTAAGCGCGGCTGAGGCAGACTGCCCATGGACAGTGGCGCGCTCAACGGGTTTGGCCTCAACGAGGCTGAGCTTAATGGCGTCGCCGCGTCGTCTTCGCCTGCCGAACCAACAGGGTCGGGCGCCAACACGGTCGACAGCTTCGCTCAGGCCGCCACTGGCATCGTGACGATCGCCGGAAACGGTGCCAATGCAGCTTCTGTTTCGTCCGTCAGCACGGGCGCCCTCGCGGTAGTCGGCGCCGGCGAGAGCACGACGGCGACTACATCGACGGGATCAGGGTCCGTCGACCTGAGCGGGGCAGGCGCGAACGCTGCATCGACCACGTCCTCCGGGCTGGGCCAGATACTGGTGTCCGGCGTGGCCGCCGGTGAAGCGTCGGCCACGTCATCCGGCATAGGGACGGTCGCCGCTCTCGGTCTGACTGGCGCGGGCACCAACACGGTCGGCGTCTCATCCGCTGGCCTTGGCGTTGCCGCCATCGTCGGCAGCGGGGGCAGCACGACGAGTCAGGCATCCGCGGGCACTGGTTCACTGCCCGCGACCGGCGCAGCAGCCAATCCCGTCGACGCCTTCACCAGCGCCGCTACCGGGTCGGTAACTGCTTCGGGGGCGAACGGTACGGGAGCAAACACCGCCACGCAGGTCTCGGCCGGTACGGGCGTTGTGTCCATCACCGGGGTCGGGCAGACAACGGCGGGCGCCACGACCGCAGGCGCCGGGAACACCCCCATCGTCGGGGTCGGCGGCAACACAACCGGTGTGTTGTCCTCGGCAACGGGCGCTGTCTATTTCCCAGGTGCGGTGGGCGCAGGCTCAGGCGACGTGTCCGCCTCGTCGTCCGGTACCGGCCAATCGGACATTCGTGGGGCCGGCAACACAGCCACTGCCATCTCATCCGCCAGCGCCGGGCAGTTGCCAGTCTCAGGTACCGGTTCGGTCACCGTCGCCACGGTGTCGACCTCCGTCGGCGATGTGCTTATTCTTGGCGTTGGCGCCAACTCATTCAACCTAACCTCCGTCGGCAATGACGCCATCACGGTGCCCGATCCACGGCGAGCCTTCGTCGTGATGCCCGAGGCGCGGGTGCTGTTGGTTACGTCAGACATCAGAACTTTCATCGTGGTCGAGAGCGCCCGAACGCTCGAACCCACCGTATAACAGGAGCCACCCATGGGCCGCGCACTACTTGCCAACAATGCTTCAACAACCCTATCGGCTGCCATCTCCAGCACCGGGGCAACGACATTCAGCGTCACCTCGGCTGCGAGTTTTCCGGCTGTCACAACCGCCAGCGGGAACTATTTCTACTGCACGCTGATTGATTCAGCCGCTGTTCCCGAGATTGTGAAGGTCACAGACATATCGGGCTCGACGGCGACTTGCACGCGAGCCCAGGACGGGACGGCTGCACGAACCTTCTTGAACGGCGCAACGGTGTCGCTTCGCCTGGTGGCTGCTGTGTTGGCGGAGCTAGGGGGTGCGACGATCAACACCAGTCTGTCCGGTGCCACCACAATCTACGTAACCCAGGTCACCGGCTACACGATCACCGACTTTGACAGCTTCAGCACTTACTCTGTCGCGGTATCGGCGGGCAGCGTCACGCGCACGCTGGACGCCATCAGCTTTACCGCGCCCGCGACGGCTGGCGAGGTCACACTGACAGTGACCACCAACGGTGTCGCGCGGACTATCCCGCTCACGGTATTGGCGGCCAGTGTGGTGCCCCCCAGTATTACGAGCCCAGCCGATGCAGCCACGGGCGTGCCCGGCCCCGACATTACCCTGACCAGCAGCGTTTTTGGCTGGCTCGGCACATCGGATACTCATCTCAACAGCGACTGGCAACTCGCCACCGATGCCGGATTCACGGCCATTGTTCAATCCACCAGCGCCGATGCGGCCAGCAAAACCAGCTGGAACACCACGGTTGCCACTGGCACCACGTATTACGTCCGGGTGCGCCATCGTGGCACTGCCAACGGTGTGGGCGCGTACAGCGCCACTGTGACATTCAGCACGGCGGCTGCGTTCAGCGCATACATTACCGTCCCGACGGCGACACCTGCTGCTTTCGGAGACGCTTTCGGGGGTGGTTTTTACACCGGGAAAATCTGGAATGAGCTGGTGCAGTCCGCATCCAGCACCGTCATCGGGACTGGCAGCAAAGCCTTTGTGGTGGCGGATATGACGGCTACCCCCTTGGTTTATGCCGGCCAGACGCTGGAGGTGCGCAGCCGCGCGAATCCGGCCAACAAGATGATTGGCGTGGTGACGGGCGCACTGGGGACGGCACTGACGATCAATGTCACCAGCGTCGGCGGCTCCGGCACGTTTGCTGACTGGTCCATCATGGCGCAATACCGCATCGTCGTGGCGCCAAAAGCGACCGGCGAGAACACGGGCCTCACCTACAAGAACACTGCTGACGCCGCCCCGGCCGCGTGCGGCACACTGTCGGAAGGACGCAAGGCAACCCTGGCCATGGTCGCAGCTGGCACCAGCACAGTTTACCCGGCAGCCCATTGGTGCAACAACCTGAGCATTGCCGGTAACACAGATTGGTATTTTCCGTCGCGTGACGAGATGGAACTGTGCTGGCGCAACCTCAAGCCTACGGGCGACGCCAACTACGTTATCGCCGACCGGCCCACGGCCGCAACGCCGAATTACATGAACTTGGGCTCGTATGGCGACACCTCCGCCGCGCACGGCGTGGACAACAACTCTTCGCCCGTAGGCGCGGCGCATACATCCGTCAATCCAGCCCAAGTGGCGGCGGGCAAGAACTTCCGAACCGGCGAGACTGAAGCCTTTGCCTACGGATCGGCTTACTACTGGACGGCGTCAGATTACTCGGCGGCGAATGCGTGGTACCACGACATGCGCCAGGCGAACGCCGGCTACCAAGCCAGCCCCAGTAAGACGACCGTCTGCTATGTGCGGGCTGTCCGCCGCTCCATCATCTAAGGCCCCATCATGAAGCATCTCAAATTTACCTATGTTGACGCGATTACCGGCGTATCGGCGGCTGTCGAGTCGGCCATGAACGGGACCCGATTCCCGTCTGTGGCCGGTCTGGAGTTTGTGTGGGCGCGAGAGAGCGCCTACCCGACACCGGTACCGGAATTTTTCGGCACCTGCCCTGACGCCAGCGACACCGACCACCCCGGCGTGATGGGTGTTTTCTCGCAGTCAGATTGGGACCAGATGCTGGCGGACGAGATGCGCGCCAGGCCCGACCCCGAGTCCAAGCGTGTAGCCGCCTTGTGGCAAGCAGCTCACGAATATGAGTATGCCCAAGTCAGCGGGTCCGCGATTGGGCTACTGGCCATCGGCGTGCTGCAGAAGTTGCCCAAGTGCGCGGCGGTGCAGGGCTGGATCAAGGAAATTTGGGTGGCCTACTACGAGCGCAAAGCGACAGGTTCTACTGACACAGATTTCAGCATTGCCGGAGCTTGTCCGCACTCGGTACCCGAACTGATGCAGGAGCTGGGGCTATGAGGCAGGCGGGCAACGACTGAGTTTCACGCAGCCCAGAGCCAAGCTCTGGAGAGCACCAGCGGAGGGTGTGGCTGCAACCAGCCCGCTAAGGTTTGCTCATAGCAGCCCGCATCGGCATCATGCCCGCATGCTTGCCGCCTCCCCTCCCCGAATCGACCGATTCAAAGGGCTGAACAACGTTTCAGACTCTTTGCGCGTTGGTCTTGGCTGGCTCACGCAAGCTGACAATGTTGACGTCACAGACACGGGCGCCATGAAAAAGCGCGACGGCTACAGCTTGGCACAAGCCGGGGCCTTTACCGACGCCTACGCCACGCTCGATGAGCAGCGCATGTACGTGGTGGACGACGGCCAACTCAAGGCCATGACCGGCCCGGCCTCGTCCATCACCCTGCAAAGTGGTAATTCTTCCACTGCGATGCACTGGACCGAGATCAACGAGCAGGTGTTTTTCAGCAACGGGACGGATGCGGGTGTCATTCAGCCGGACAACGCTGTATTGCCGTGGCGATGGGTTGCGCCCGATGCTCCGGCCTTGGCGGCCGTCACCGGAACCCTCCCCGCTGGACTGTACCGCGTGCTCTGCACCTACACGCTGGCCGATGGGCGCGAGACGGGCGGGAATGAGCCTGTAGAAATCACGCTGACAGAAGGCCAAGCCATCCAGATCAGCGACATCCCGCAACTCGCCGGCTGCGCCACCAACGTCTACGTCGCTCCGGCCGACAGCACGGTGTTCAGCCACTTCCGCACGACTCTGCAAACGGCATTGGTCTGGAATTACTCGCCTGACAACCTCCGGCGCGACTTCACAAATGACGTGCTCAGTCCGTTGCCTTTCGACGTGGATGTCATTCAGGCCTGGCGCGGGCGTATCTACGCGGCACAGTATTTCCCGCACGACAAGCAAACCGCCATCTGGTGCTCGCAGCCGTTGGGCTTTCACTTGTTCAACCTGGCTCAAGACTTCTTCATGGTGCCTGGCCGCGTCACGATGCTGGCCCCGACCGACGACGCGCTGCTCATCGGCACCGACCGGCGCGTGTTCGCCTACGACGCCAGCAAGCTGGACGAGCTCGCGCCCTACGGCGTCATCCCCGGCCAGCACTGGTCGAAGGACGACGACCGCATTCTCTTCTGGACGGCCCGTGGCCTGTGCGCGGCGCTGCCGTTCGTCAACCTCACCGAGAAACAAATCAGCGTGGCACCCGGCGTTCGTGCCGGGGGCTGCCTTGTGCAGGCAGGTGGCCAAAAACGCTACCTGGCTGTTCTTCAACAGGGCGGTGTGCCCTTCAACGCTCTTTAAGGAGAAACACACATGACAGTCCGCCTTGCAACTTCGCTGCGCACCGCGCTGGCCCAAGCATTCGCCACCACCTTCGCCAATGGCGTGATCGAGATCCGCACCGGCAGCCAACCGGCCACCTCCGATGCCGCCGCCACCGGAACGCTATTGGGCACTGTGACGCTAGCCTCCGGCGCCTTCACGCCTGGTACCGCGACCAACGGACTGACCTTCGCGGATGCCGCCGATGGCGCTGTCTCGAAGTCAGGCGTCTGGTCGTTCGCCGGCGTGGCTGCCGGTACCGCCGGCTGGTTCCGGTTCAAGGGCAATGCCGTCGACGCCGGGGGAATCTCCACTGTGCTGCCACGGCTGGACGGCTCGATTGCGACCAGCGGGGCAGACTTGAATTTGTCGAACATCGTGATTGCAGTGTCGGCCCCGACCACAGTCGACTCATTCACCTGGACGCAACCTGCCTCCTAAGCGGTGAATTTTGGAGCACAAGTTAATCTCAGGCGGCGAGCAGTTCCTACCGTTCGCCCGCAGCCGGATCAAGGCCATGCGGGCGACGGGGCTCAGCTACGCCAGCCAGCAGTTTGAGGTTGATGGGTGCTCCATCAAGGTGCGCATCGAGCCGGGGCAGGAGTACATCACGCTGAGCGGCGGGGTCAACATCATAAGCGGCGTGACGAGAGACGGCGAGGTGATAGAGCTGTCGCCGGCCGAGAAGACGCTGCGCAGCTACAAGCCCACGCAAAACGCTTGGGATGTGCCGCTTCACAAGGACCCAACCAAGAGCCCTGGAGCGTTTAGCGATGAGCCACTGCTTAGTAAGGCTGGCACGCAGTACGCCGCCCTGCGCCCCACGATGTTCTCTGGCAGGATGGTTCAGGCGGTGCAGATTCTGATGGGTCGGGGCATCGAAGTTAAGTACGACTTCCGATGGGCCAAGTGCCACGGGGTCACCACCGGACCCGACGACAAGCACTGGCTCATCGAGATAAGCTCGAATGGCGTCAGGGCAATGAGGTTCAAGCTTGCGTCCGGCAACAAGGCCAGCAAGAACGAGGCTGTGAAGCAGGCCACCCTCATGTTCGGCGGCGTCCCCACCGGTACAACTTTCCCAACAGGCACCAAGCTGGATGAGGCAATAGACGCGGGCTCCGTCAAGGTCTTGCGTGCCGCCAGCCGAATGACGGACTTTTATGAAAAGCGGGACTACGCTACCACGATGGGCTGGTCGTTTAACGACGAGGGTACCGAGGCCCATAATACGTGCTGGCAGGCAGTGACCCCTGGGCTAGAAACACCTGACCTGGAGTCCGCCGACACGGTGTTCACGAGTTACCACTACAAGCTGCTGATCAACTTCTTCACGAATGGTGATCCGCCTGTGGCGGAGTTGGAGTTGGTGGCGAGCGGCAGACTGACCAAGAAACAATACCTCGGGAGCGGGCCGTACCAGCCCATCCCGCTCTACATCTACGACTTCATGGCGGGTGTGGAGCGGCCGCTATGGCAGCAGCAAATCCCGGCAACTGAGCCTGATGTGGCTGGTGTTACCCCCCTTATCGCCTGCCACGTCAATGGGGTGCTGGAGGTGGTGAATGTGACTGTGAGGACTGCGGGAGACTACAACTACGCCACAACCCTGAACCCCAGCCTTAGCGCCTTCACCATCTCTATTACTGCACACTCCGCTGGACGCGTCCTGACCTACCCGTCGTACGACCCAGCGCGAGACGACTACACACTTTCTTCATTGTCCACAGCTACGCCGTTCGTGAGCGGGGGTGACTCGGAGGAACGGTATGTAGGATTTATGACCAGTACCGTCTCAAGGTCCAACGCGAGTGGGCCGGGCGGAACCGGGATGTGGGGCGCCTACGCGCGAGACGCTTTTGTTGTGTTCCGGCCAGAAGCTGTTGTGGTTACAGGCACAGGTGCAACGGCGTTCAGTGTCACCGAAGCAAACCCTACCGAGGTAAAAAACGCTTTTGACAGAAGTGAAATTATCAGCGACGTAGACGGGGTGCAAGAAGGATTCGACTACATCAACGTCCCCGGACAGATTGCGGTGCTGTCTAGAAGCGTCACCACCGCTGAGCGGCCTGTAGCGTTCCACATCAGCACAGGCCCAGAGTTTGTCGTGGAGGATGACAGCGAGCTGAGATCGTTGCCATGGATGTACCTCACGTACAGCGCGTTTGGTTCGAGCGAGCAGCAGGTATCTGTGACCGCCGACGGGTACCACTACACCCTTGGCGGATTGCTGGCCAGCGAGTCTGCGACGGCCCCACGCAAAGAATTCACCTTCATAGGGTACACGTAATGCCTTTCTTCCTAGACACATTCAACGGCTCGGGGGCCATATCCGGCCACGCGCCTGATGTGACGTTCCCGGGGTACCCTGGTATCGTGTGGACTTCATCCGGTACGAGCCCACCCACGCTGAGTGGGTCCGGCGCCCTGGAACAGTCCACGGAAGCCAGTGGCTACGCCCTGTACGGGGCGGTTGGCGATATTTCGGCCGGCACCGGCCCGGTTGACGTCCTGGTGACCTTCACCATCCGCACCGGGGCAGGGGTTAACACGGGGCTGGATAGGGCTTTCAACCCATACATCAAAGTGATGTACAACACCGGTGTCTCCCTTGTCCTTAACCTGGCTGAACTGGCGACGGGGTGGGAGCTTGGTGACTCGTTAGCGTCATACCCCGTTACCCTGACGGACAACACATCCTACACGGGGACGATGCAACTAATAGCTGGTGTGTTCGAGTGGTCCTTCCTCGGGCTGACAGGCGGAATGACAGTGACGCCGTCCACGCAGTACACCAGCGGCGTCCAACAACTGAGACTCAAATCAACCCCTGGCATCTTTTTTGAGCAGGTGGCCATCGCTGACCCGCACGCGGCGAATGCTGCCTTGACGGCGCCGATGGCGACGCTTGTCGCTGGGGTCGTAGTGGTCGAGTCGGTCGCTACGGTTGCCGCAACCGCACCGGCGCCAACTCTTTCCGCCTACGGCGGCGCCAACGCCGCACTGACCGGCACCTTCCCAGCCCTCTACGCCACCGGCCGCGACAGCACCGGCGAACAAGCCGCTAACCTGGGCGCGCCGCGCCCAACACTGATCGCCTTCGGTGGCGCCAACGCCAAACTATCCAGCCCAAGCCCAACGCTAGACATCACCGCGACGACCACCAACTGGGGCCAGGCCACACTCGCCGGTCCAGCACCAGCCCTCTCTGCATCCGGCACCGTCTACGCGATGGCGCAAGCCATCCTGAGTCCGCCCATGGCGACCCTGCTCGGCTACAGCGGCGCGGTCTGCTCCATCACCCTGACCGGCCACCCGACACTGCAGGCTTCCAGCACCACAGGCAGTATCGGCGGCGCTGCACTCACCTGCCCACTATTCGAGTTGACAGCCTCCGCCACGGCGCAGAACCACGGCAGCGCGAACCTGCTGGCGCCGAGCCCACGTTTGGGCGCGACTGCGCAGGCCTGGCTTGTCGCCCCGGGCGCCACGCTGACCGCCATCGGCCACGCCGTGGTGGCCGCCACCTACGAGGCCTATGCAATCAACCTGAACCACGACGACCCGGCGGCCCATGACGAGGTGACGCGCTACAACAACTTCCCGTTCACGCAAATCGTGCGCTATCAGGGCTCATATTTCGGTGTGGCTGCTGATGGCCTGTATCTGCTGGAAGGAACGACCGACGACGGCGCAACCATCCCATGGGCCTTCAAGACCGCGATGACCGACTTTGAGAGCCCATTCCTCAAAACCGTGGTGTCGTCCTACTTCGGCGGGCGCCTCGGACCAGCGGCCACGATTGACCTGCATGTTGGGGAAGACGGCGCCACCAGCTACAGCTATGCCACACCGCGCAGCGACCACGCCCAGACCTACCGGCAGAAATTCGGCCGAGGCCTGAAGTCCCGCTATTACGCGCTGGGTGCAGCTGGCGCCGGCACCCTCGAGCTCGACAACATCGAGTTTGAAACCCTCAATTCGACCCGGAGAATCTGACCATGACCGTATCAGCCCTGATTTCAAGCGCGCAGACCTATGCGGGCAGCATTGTTTCGCAAGCCTCGTCGGCCATGAATGCCGCCAGCCAAGCTGTGAGCGCTGTCGGCTTCTCTATCCCAAACTTCTACCCCGTGGCCCTGCCATCCACGCCGCCACCGGCCGTCAGCCTGACCTTGCCGACGCTGACCGATGTGACGCTGGACCTGCCGCCCGAGCCGGCCAACACGCTGGTATTCCAGGACATTGCAGCGATTGAGGCCGGCAGCCTACCGGTGCTGACGGCGACCGCGCCCACACTCACCCTGCCAACAGCGCCCGCGCAATTGGCCGCGTTCGGCAACACCGCGCCCAGCATCAATACCAGCATCACCTTCCCCGAGCCGCCCGATTCCCTGTTGCACCCCTTGTTTGAGGCGCCCATCCTGACCGATCGGGCCGGGCCCGACAAGCCGCAAGTGATTCTGTCGCGCTTCGATGCGCTGGCGCCGGTGGACACGACCACGGCTCCGGCGGACCTGACGGGCAGCTTCGAGAACGCCTACCGCAGCGCGGCACCCAGCACCATCACCATGCTCGACGGCTACGTGGACGCCATGCTGACCAAGCACAACCCGCGCTACCACGAACAGATGGCGCGTATCGAAACCCAGCTGGCCACCTACCTCGACGGCGGTACCGGCTTGAGCCCGGCGGTGGAGAACGCCATCTACGAGCGGTCTCGCGGCAAGAACGACGCCGAAGCGCGGCGCGTGCGCGATGGCGCCTTTGCCGATGCGGCCGCCCGGGGCTTCACCCTGCCGAACGGTGCCATGATGGCCACCATTCGCGGCGCCCGCCAGGCCGGCGCCGACAACAACGCTCGCGCGGCCAGCGAGATTGTCGTGCTGCAGGCGGAAATGGAGCAGAAGAACTTGCAGTTCGCCGTCACCACGTCGGCCAACCTGCGCCAGACCATGCTCAGTGCTGCTCTGGGCTACCACCAGAACCTGATCGGCATCAACGGCCAAGCGCTGGACTACGCCAAGACCGTGCTGTCCAGCCTCATCGAGGTCTACAACACGGCGGTGAAGGCTTATTCCATCAAGCTCGACGCCTACCGGGCCGAGGCCGCCGTATTCGAGACGCGCCTGAAGAGCGACATGGCCAGCATCGAGTTGTACCAGGCCGAAATCAAGGCGCTGGAAGCCCTGACCAGCGTGGATAAGGCCAAGGTCGATGTGTACCGCGCCCGCATCGACTCGCTCACATCCTTGTCCAATGTCTACCGGGCACAGATTGAAGCGGTGCAGGGCCGGGTGTCGCTGGAAAAGCTCAAGCTCGACGTGTTCCAGTCGCAGGTGCAAGCCTTCAGCGCCCAGGTGCAGGGCAAGAACGCCGAGTGGCAGGGCTACAGCGCGGCGATTGAAGGCCAGACCGCCACGGCCAAGATTTTCAACACCCAGGTGGAAGCCTTCAATGCGCAAATCAACGGCTACAAGGCTGGCATCGACGCCAAATCGGAAGTGGTGCGGGCAGCGGCCATGACCAACGAGGCCCGCGCCCGCCAGTATTCGGCCAGCATGTCCGGTTACCAGACCATGGTGCAGGCCCGCGGTGAAGTGGCCCGCACGAAGCTTGAGAACCAGCGCCAGGTGATTGTGGCGTT